CAATAACACCTAGCAGTGTTTCAAATACTGGCCATAGTGCTTGCAGCAAATCAAACAGTGCTTGTCCAACTGGAATCAGTGCGTCTATGATTGGTCTAAGTGCTGCAAAGGCTGCTTTAACGCCTTCAATAATGTCTGGCAAGATAGCCATAGCACCTTCTGCAAGTTGTACCAATACAGGTAATAGTGCAGTTGCAATATCAGTACCAAGTTGCCCTACCATTTCGCCTAGTCTACCTAGTGTGTCATTGAACACTTCTGCATTTTCACTTGCTTCTAAACTAACAATGTTTGAGTTTGCTTCAACGTCTGCTAGTGTTGCAGCTAATCCTTGAGCGCCATCTTGTAAACTTGCAAACTGTTGTTGAATGACTGGACCAGCTCTACCACCAACTACTTTTGCAAAGTCTTCTGTTGATATAGTACCTGCATTCAATGCGTTGATCATTGCTTCCATAGCATCTGAGCCAGTTAGCAAATCACCATTAGCATCTCTTATTGAATCACCTAGTTTAGCAACAACTTCGCCATATGCTGTATGGCCTTCTTCACCTTGTCTTAGTCTGGTGTTAAGTTGTAGCATACCTCTTTCAAAGGTAGCTGCATCAACACCTGCTTCATTCATTGCTTGCTGTAGAACTTGGAAGCCACGGAATGCTTCATCACTACTTGCTGCTCCTGCAAGTCTTGCACTCTTGGCAAGGTCATCCATGTCATTGATTGTATTTCTTATACCGTTGATAGCACCTAAGCCAGCAAGTGCGCCTGCGGCTGCAACTGCTAATGGGCCAAGTCTTGCTAGTTTACTTCCTAAACCAACGCTGGCAGCACCAGCAGCATTCATATTGGTAACGCCGCCTTGTGTGTCAACTTCTAATACATAACGGTCTGTGATTGTAGCCATTATCTTAGCCTCCTAAATAAATCTCTCGCAAAGTCTATAGTAGGCTGGCTCATACCGTCAGGTGCTTGTCTACTCCATGCGTCTTTTTCTAATCTTCCTGCATATGGATAATCAGCAGTAATATTTTTTTGGTTCTGAAGACTAGTTTTGCTACGAGCGTTGCCTGAGCGTATAGGAGTTACTTCTTGAAACTTGTCTGCCATCTTACCTGGCAGTTCATTTAAGAAACGCTTTACTTCTCTTGAACGACTTGTGAATCTATCTCTTGTTACCCTACGCATTTTGCTTTGTCCTCTTTACCATGTCTAGTAGTTCAGATTGCGAATATCCATGCGTGGTCTTAACACCTGGATTATCCTCAACGAACTTTTGGTAACTAACTGCTACCTCTGCACATTTAAGATCCAGCGTGTCACCTGTGTGAACCAACTGACTTGGTAATACCCCATATCGTTTGGCCACAAAGTCAAGTGTTAACCAAACGCTGACTTCAGGTGTTAAGGTTGCGAAGTCTGGGGTTGTGTGTTTCCCAGTTCTTCAACCGCTTTACCTATAACAGGCACCATAATCTCAACTGGCATAACTTCATTGCCACTTAGTATGCGTTGACCTTTTTCGTCCAACAGAAGTTCCTTTAGAACTGCCCACATTTCTGTTTGGTCGTCTTTGATCTGTGCTAGTTTGAGATAAGTTGGCAAGTCCTGCCTGTCGTGCATATAGAACTCAATAGGTTCTCCATATGCTTGTACGATTACTGCATCATCTACAGTAACTTTTTTGAGTGTTGGCGCTTTCGCTAGTTCTTTAAGTTGCATTTAATCTTTCTCCCTGTCAATCAGCTTATTTGCGAGAACAACCAAGAAGTTCAATCTATTTGAAGCCTTGGCTATGTCTGCCTTGGCGCACGATATTTCATTGTTTGCCTTGGCTGCTTCTGCTATTACAGTCTGCAGAAGTTCAATCTTTGTCTTTCTATCTAGTAAATCTTTCATCTATCTATCCTTCATGTGTATTTAGCACATTAAGAAAAAGGGGGTGCCAAAACACCCCCAATCCCTAAGCCTTCACGCTCTGCGTACTCTTATTTATGGAGTAGCAGTGTCGTCAATAGTGTAATCACCGTCAACAGTAATAGTTACTGGTGATACCCAAACAGGCTGGTCTGCACTAACAGTTGGTGACAACCCTGTGATGTAACCATCACCTGATACAGTGATACCATTAGTACCATCTGATTCGTCACCCATGTATAGTTCAAAGCTGATTTTGGTCTTTAGAGTTGAACACCCAAAGATACCAGCGGCAGCCATTGTTGTTGCACTAGAGTATGCGCCATCGCCTGTGCCAAAGAACGTGTCTTTGTCAAGAACTAGGTTACATTCTAGTGAGTTTGTCGCTGTAGTAGCGATCTGCAACTTACTTGCAGAGTCAAGTTGAGTCCAGGTAAACACGTCATTAGCCGCATTCATTGTAACATCCTGAAGTGCAGGAATACTTACTGTTCCTGATAGTGTTCCAGAACTGTCACTAATGGATAGTGTAGCTTGTTGACCTGATACACCTGGTGCTGGATATATGTATGCCATATGCTTTTTCCTTTAGTTAATCCTTGTTAAGTTGTATTCCACTTGCACAACCAGTAAATCACCATCATAGTTTGTAGAGACCGTGCTTTCTCTTGTGTGTGTTCCATCCAATACAATAGTATCTTCAAGTCCACGCAAACTAGTAACGATAGAGTCCAACTGGACAGGTGGGTTTTTTGCATCAACAGCAAGATAGACACTGACTGATGTTGTTGTATTGTTAATATTTGTGCCTGATAGTGTTTGAACAATAGGAACACTAGTAAACTGTGTGCGGTCTACATAAAGAGTCTTTGGATTCTTTATATAAGTTGCAACACCTGACTCGTTGAAAGGCAGTTCATCACTTAGATTTACTCCACTTAATGCTAGTGCCTTTATCTTGTCAACTACTTGTGTTCTCATCTTCTTCTTCTCAGATTAACATAGCCTAGTTCCTTTTCAGTTGACTCAACAGTTGAGTCATCATCAAAGTCATACCAGTCTCCTGCACGAATCAACTCCTCAAATAGGTTTACCGCACGATTTTGGTAGTAACCCATTTTCGCTCTTTCTGAGTTTGTATCATCACCAAAGTCTGCAACTTGTGGTAAGATATATTCAGCAAGTGCAGTGGCAACGCAGAGTTCTGTAAAGTCACTTTGGCGACCTAAGATTTGATCTGCGTTGACACTTGGAATATCTGCAACACTGTTTACTGATTCACGCTTCATGTAATAGTTTCTCCACCATCCACTTGCGCTTATACGATTCAATATACGGTCTGTTGCTTTGATTAATGCATCTTCTACAACGTCATCAGTCAAGCCTTCATTACTGTCAAACAAACGCTTATCTTGTGCAGTTACATCAGTGTATTCTGCAAAGGATATCACGCTTCCGCTGTCTGTAATAAAGGCCATTTAACTATCCTCTATTAAGCTGCGTCTTGAATCAATACACCACGACCAGCGTCAATCAAACCAACGCCTGCGTGTAGTGATGCAACTACATCAAAACCAACTGCTTCTGCTCTACGAGCAATCTCAAGATCAACGTTCTTCTGCATACCAATACGCATTGCGTCTTGGCCAAAGATAGCCATCTTAGCACCAGTTACACCAGTGTTTGTAGCATTTAGGTAGCTAGATACAAATACCTGTACGCCCATCAGTGTTCCAAAGAATCCGCTGCGTAATGCTGCGCCTTGGAATACGTCACCACCAGCAAACGCTGTGCCACCAATGTCGTTCATTAGTGCTGCGTATGCGTCTGTGCCAACTACACCATATAGCTGTCCTGTTTCACCTGCGCCACGGATTGTAGCAACAGCGGAAGCAACTTCTGCCATGTCAAGATCACCAGCTGTGATTTCTTGTGCAGTTAATGTACCCATTACGCCTGCAACTGCTTTGTCAAAAGCGTTTGAAACAGCGTTACCTAGTGAACGTCCAACTTCGTTTGGATCAATGTTACCAAGGTCACGAACAACTGAACGTGCAGCATAAAGTTCTGCTGAGATAGTGTTCTTTGTGTCTGCTGGGTTTGTGACAGCTACGTCTGTAGTGATACCGCCACCACCAATGCTAGTAGCAGTAACTGCCGCTAGTTCTGGAACTTGTAGTACGCCATTTGGTGCGTTAACTACTGGGATCATTTGTCCGCCTAGGAAGAGTGAACTCTCATGTGCAGCATATACTGTTGCAGCTTTGGCAGGAACAAATAGTGCGTCTGTATTAGTTGAACTAATGTATGAATCAGCCATTTATAATCTCCTTAATATTTGGCATTATTAAACAAGACCCTTGTTGCGGGCCTCCTGATAAAGTTTTCTATGTTCTGGCTTTGTAAGATCTAAACTTGCTAGATCAAAGTCAGACTTAGCACTTGTTGGAGTAACTTGTGAACGTGTGTTTGTAGTTGCTACACCAGGCTGAACAAAGTGTGGATTAGTGTCAAGGAACTCCTTGACCAGTGTATCTACCGTTACAGGTACACCACTATCATCATATCTAACACTGCCGTCAGTGGCTAGCACTTCAACTTCTCCGCTTTCACCTAGTCTTACTTGTGTACCAAGCAAGGCTTTAACTTGTTCAGGTGCAACTGCTCTGTAACGTGCTGCCGCATCTAACAATGGTGAGTTTACTTTATACTCCGTGATGACTGCATCCCTTTTGCGGATTTCATCATCTTTCTTTTGAGCAAGTTCTTGAAGTGTTTTTTCAAACTCCCCACGCTTGATTTGTTCTTCTTGTCTTCGCTGTTCAGCTTCAGACTTCATCTGACGTAGTTCATCAAGATCACCTAGTTCTGAGTATTGACGTTCATACTTGCTTGCAAGACTTTTTTTCAGTCCTGCCATATGTCTGTCAAACTCTTCCTGGGTGTATGTTTTGCTCTGTTCCTGATTTTCAACTTCTTGAGTTGGCGCATCAGTTGCTACTTCATTTGCCATGATTTCTTCGCTCATGTGTACGAAACCTCCTAAGTGAGTAATGTTTTATGTAACATTATTTATGTCTATTGCAGGTTTTCAAGTGAAAAACGAATGGTTTCCAGCCTCTGACGATCCTGCTGTATAAAGCAAGCTACTGGTGTGCTGTTGTGTGCAAAGCTAGGATGACTCCATAGCCATTCTTCTGCGGGGCGTTCTCTGTTGAATCTATCTGCCATCTTTTTAAGTTGCCTAGGATTATGGCGGGGTGCAAGATATAATCTCGCTTCCCAGTTGCCCAAGGGGGATATAACTCCCCGCCATAATGTTAAGTCTACCGCTGCCCTCGTCCAAGCGGCGTGACTCCACGGGCATACTTTTTTGATTGATAGAAAGTATTGATCCCAATCAGCCGCGTCTACCGCCACGTGAACCTTTTTTCTTTTTCTTTTTCATAGCCATGTTATTCCTCCTCAACTGCTACCCAAGTGTGACGACAGTTATAGCCGCCTCTTACAACGAAAGGATCGCCTGGCGCTTGCCCTGGCCAAGTGTCATTCCATATGTCTCTGATTTCTTGTTCTGTGTAGATGGCACCATCATGCGTTTGACAAAACTCTCTTGAACTATCAATAAGCCCACCTACATATTGATAACGCTGGACTCTATCCTGTGGGCTTCTAGCACGAGTAACAATAGCATCAAACTGATACACTGCATTTCCAAATACAGTTCCTACTCTGCGTTCGCTGCCTTCTTTGATTGAACGTGTTTGACTGATCAAGTCTCTTGCTACTGCACCAGCTACTCCTGCTAACACAATAGTTTCAATAACACGATTCTGTTCTTGATCTATTGCAGTGCGTATTTGTGATTGCATTTGATCTCTTACGTCTTGCAGTTTGCTTAGTGTTTGTTGGTTAACGTCTGAGCCTAACACTGTTGCATTCATTTCAATATTTGATTCAATCACAGTGTTTAGTTTTTGTGTTTCACTGTCTGCCCATGCACGGACACTTTCAAATATTTGTAGCACATCTGTACGACTTGCATCTGTGCCTAGTGCAGCTACACTATCAAAAGCATCATCAAGTTGATCTTGCAGTCCTGTTTCAAACTGCTTGATCAACTCGTCAAGTTTTTTTTGATGCTTGCGTATTTCTGCTTCAGTTGCCATTATGGATGAATGTAACCTCTACTTGCTAGATCCAAGTGTTCTTGTTCTGTATTCGCTATGCGTGTTTCACCTGTGGTTGGATTCTGCATGATGTGAGGCACGAACTGTTCCATTGGTTCGTCTATTTCATTGTAGATTTCACTTAGTTCAAGTTCATCCATAATCACTGTTTGTGCAATCTGCTTTTGCAGTTGCTTCTTGTATGTTTCTGTTTGGTGAGGTGCAGTGCTTGCTTTCAAATACAGTTCAAGGTCATTGCCTTTGTCTTTCAAGTTGAAGCTGTCTGGATATTCAACTACGCCATCCCAAGCATAGCCCATATATTCTGCCCACAGTTTCCAAACTTGTTCTTCAGCAAGTTCTAGGCTGTCACCTTTTTCTGAAAGTCTTGCGTTAAGAAGTTGGAACTCTGTTTCCATAGCAACACCACTCATTGTGCGTGATACTGTTGCACGAACTGCGCCTGTGTTTGCCATCTTGTCAATGCTTTCAACTGTTTGGTTTATTGCAGCAAGTATCTTTTCTACACTAGCACCCTGGAAGTCTAGCACATATGGTTTCAATCCAGGATCCATGCTTTCATCCATGTGTATAAGTGCGCCAGCACCTACGCCTACATTTGTGTTTGGTGTGACAACCAAACTTGGATGTGAATCTAGTCTGATTGATTGTTCTATTTCACTTAGTGCATTATAGATATATTTCTGTGCGCTGGCAATATCTGCTATGTCAGAAATACCAATGCCACGCATGATTGAACGTTGACTGTATGCAAGCACTGCTGGTATCTTGCCAAGTCCGTTTGGTTCTACAAACTGTTCTGTTACTACATCATTGTCACGGTCAATAACTACTGTGCGAATAAAGTCTGGTGACCATTCTTTACAAGTAACAACATCACCATTTACTTCTTCAATGTATTTGAAATAGTCTAGCACATAACGTCCATTTGGTTGACGCTTCCAACTCCAGTCTAGCACTGTTAGTGGCGAAAGCATTGACACATATGGTCTTACGCCTGCTTCCATTTCTTCTCCGCGTGTTGTTGCACCAATGTCTGGCTTTGCAACTACTATCCAAGCGTGTCCAAATATACTTGAATATGTTGAAACGTCTTTCATAAAGCTGTTGAAACTACGTCCATCCATGTCTGCGTCATTTAGAAAGTCTTCTAGTTCTGGTAAGTTTTCTATGCTGCCATATTGTCTGTTTGGTGCTTGTCTAAACAAGAAACCATTGTAAACTGATATTACTGAGTTGCAGTGATTCTGCAGTGGGGTGCTTTCTAAACGTGCAGTGTATTCACCTGGCGATTCGTTTACATAGCGTGTTAAGTGGCCTGCGTTTTTGTAGGCTTTGCCGCCCACATAACTTTCAAACAAGAACTGCCACTGGTCCTTGTATTCTGTATATGTCGTGTTGCCGCTCAAAAACTGTGCGGCATCTTCAACAATCTGTTCTATTGCATTCATTGTTGTTTCCCTAGGGTTTGCGTTTGATATCAATGTTATTTATTGTATTTTACATAATACATAACAAAAGGGGCCTTTAACGGATAGCGTGGCCCCAACGCTGTGGTTGTGTTGGCAGTGCAACTTGTTTTCGTATTGGATACAAAAACGCAACCATATAACTTAGTGCATCAAACTGGTGGTCATATCCGCTGTCTTTGTCTGGTATCATTGTGCCTTGCTTGAAGCTATGCTTTTCTAAACTTTCAATAGTGTGTTTGCAGTTTTTGGTTATGTAAAGATTGCAATCGCCCTTTGCATTGCGGAAACGTGCATTGGTTGCGTTTATTCTATCTTTGACTGCGTCATGCTTGCGTGGTGCCTTAACTATGAAGCCTCTGTTCTCAAGTATCTTGTGATCAGTCATTGAGTTTGCGCTGGTCTTTCTAGCTGCTCCAGCAGGATCTGGAAAGCAGTAAACTTTTGAACTTGGATATCTGTTTAGTATTTCATCTGCGATTTCATCTGTGTTTGAACTGTAAACTGCTAGTTCATCAAACACTGTTAGCGTGTCTCCTGTTCTACTTGCAACTGCTACACTCATAGGATTGACGTTAAAGTCCATGCCTACAAATATTTCACGTGTGTCTATGTCTAGTGTAGGTTCAATAACGTGTGTGTCTCTTTCAAACGCCCAAGCAACTCTTGATTCATCAGTTTCAAAGCTGGCTTCAAACTCCTGCTTGAACTGTTTCTCACTCATGTCTTGACGTGCTGCATTTATTTCTGTTTCAGTAACAAAGCCACCTTCTAGTGTTGTGTATTGCCAAGCTGCCCAGTCTTTGTGACCTGCATCTTTTGCATAGTTGTACAAATCAAAGAATGGATTGCTGCGTCCTTTAGGTGTGCCAATAAACATTGCACCACCCTGTTGGTCAGCTAGTGCAGGTCTTACAACTTCACCCCACAGTGTTTCTAGTTTACAGTCAGCAGCTTCATCTATAACGCAATAGCTTAGACTAACTCCTCTTAGGCGGTCTGGGTCTTCTGCGCCTTTTAGACTTATCGTTGAGCCATTCTTTAGTTGGATGCTCATTTCCGTTTCGTTGATCTTGTTTGCCCATCTTAGATCCAACAGCCTCCTTTTGAGTGGTTTCCACAGTATCATCTTTGCTGCACGATAGCTTGTGGTAAGATAGAATATTTCTTGATTTGGTATGCGAGCTCTGTAACATATCTCACGCATACTCAAATATGATTTACCAAAGCGTCTGCCCGCTACGACTACTTTGAATCTGCTGAGGTCATCTGCTATGTGTTGTTGTGGCACACTTAGTTTCATATTGACTTGGCTACTGTTTCAAGTAGGTGTTCTATCTTTGATATTCTGTTTGCTTGTTGACTTAATAGTTGTGATAGCTGTTCATGCTGCATTGCCATTTCTTCAAGTAGCTTGTGTGATTGATTGTGTGCTTTGATTAACCTGTTGATGTTTAGATCATGTTCTTGCAACAGGTCATATGGGTCCACAGTAAACTCCAGATCATCATCGTCCATTCTTCTTATACTCCATGCCGCGCTTTTTGCTGAGGTGTTCACGTCTGGTCATTACATCTACATTGTTAATGTACCAACCGTCTTCAAAGTCGTGTCTGCTTAGGCATAGACAATCAACTCGTGTGCCACGCTGTAACCAAAGGTCATCTGGCCAAAGGACCTTCCAATCATCAAAAGTCAAACGATAGTCTTCACCGCGATAACGTGCTTGAGCTTTGTGCTGTAGAAACGCATAGTATTTGTCATGGGTTAGTATATTAGTGCCATGCAACCAACGTTCTGGATTTACGGCATTGCCGCCGCCTTTGCATTGTCCTTTTATACGATTGCTTTGTGGTGCATATTTAGGTTTGTAGTTTTCCATAATATTATTTATACAATATGGAAAAAACACCACAAAAAAAGGCCTAGTTGCTGGTAAGACCTTTTGAAGTTATTCTGCCGCCAATATATTCATTGTAGTAATCATCACGAAATAGAACTTCGTAGTCTATTTGAAAACGCATTTCAAAGTAACTCATTTGATTCTTGTTTGCACATAGCACGAGAATCTTACGTTCAAACTGATCTGGCCCAAGCTTCTCAACATCAAGCTGGAGTTCCTTGTTGCTACCCCAATACCCTTGCCAATCACTTTCTTGACGACTATGTCGCTTATTGGTCTTACCTTTTAATGGTTTGCGCTTTAGGGTGCGCCAGAAGTTCTTTTTACCAATGTATTTCTTACCGTTAGTAAGATTGGTTATTTCGTATACAAAGCCTTGATACTCATCTGGAGTTTGTGTGTAGGGTTTGCCTGCGTATTTCCAGTTATTCAAATAATGTTTCCTTAGGATTTGTTTTAGGACTAAGTCCGTTCCAGTCCAGAGGATACTTATTGATGTCACCGTCATCATTGTAAATATCAATGCTGTATTCTCTATTATAATGTTCAGCAATCAATCTTTTCATTTGCCAATATTTGCTTTTGATACCTTGTGATTTTTTGTCAAAGTCCCATGCGTGTGATTTTTTACATCTGTTTATTTCTGCGTTGCTTGGATTTGCAACATTAACAAAAGGCTTGTCTTTGTTTTGCTTACACCAAGCTGCTATTTCAAATATTAAATCTTGAAGTTCAGGATTATTTGTTGTTGATTCAATCATTTCTGTAGCACCTACAAGAATGTCATAAAGATCATTAGTAGTTTCTTCATGCCATTTTTTAATAAACGTGCTGCGTGGTATTTGTCCGTTGTGATTGTTGTAAACATTTTGTTCAGCAACAGTATCCAACATTTTATCTATAGTTTGTTTTGCCATTGTCTTCTCCTAGTAACACTTTGATTATACTACTTTTTTTGATCGTTGTCAACCAATCCTTTTGCAGGTGTAAGTTGAATCTTTTGATCTATTTCTACAACCCTTAGACTTTTTAGAAACTCTCTAAGTTCATGTGGTTCAGTCTTGATTGGTGTGTCCTGTAAATCCTGTAGTCGTTGGATCACTGGATCCTTGTGTTTCTTCTTCATATTCATCTCCTATTTCAACTGTGTCGTCTGTTTCATTCCAAGGCAGTGGTGCATTTGCTTCTGCGTCTATTGGTGAATCACTCATGCCCAATACATTCTTAGCAAGGAATATTTGAACTGAGGCGTGCATATTATCACACGCATTTTCAAACATGGCCTTGCGTAATCTGATCTTAGTCCACTCTCTACCTTTTGCTAGTTCTGCCGCAAAGTTTCTGCGTAGTGTGTCTGGCTTTACTTCAAAGAAACCAGAGATCTCATTGTCTGTGCAACCTATTGCTGCCAGTTTATACACATCTTCAGGTGGTACTATGTTTTTGTTATCACCACGACCTATTTCAAGTCCAAAGATACTTCCTTGTTTCAACTCTTTAGGTTTAGGTCCTGTTTTCTTGTTTTCCATAATATTATTTATACAAATCCATTTTTTTGTTATTCAAAA